TCCCGAGGATGAATGAGCATGACTTCCGTGAGCGTTTTGAGCAACACATACTCGGGGACGGTCTATATCCTCGGAAACTCGTCCAGCCTGGAACGGGTGGACCTCGACCGCCTTCGCCGGTCGGATTCAGTTACCGTAGGCATCAACCGCATCCTACGGTGTTTCAAGCCTCAATTTCTGCTCGTAGCCGACAGGCCAGTGCTGCAAGAGGAACTAACCAGGCTCAACTCCGCAAGGCCGAAACTGCTCGCCTGGCGTATGCTCGCCGCCATGCCCGGGCTAGAACCCGGCGTGGAGGTTAGGACGTGGGACACCTGGGGAGGCGCATACGCCCGGGGGTGGAAACGGGGCCGCGCCCCGGAGTGGTCTCCACGCTGGAGGGATGGGCAGTTCTGGCATTCGGGAAACTCCGGGACCTACTGCATCGAAGCGGCGGCGCTGATGGGCTTCCGCGACATCAGACTGCTGGGCATCGACCTCCGGTTCGACTTGCCCCGTTCGCACTTCTTCGGACAAAACACTTGGCGCGGGCAGAGAATCAAGTACACTCCGCGCCAGATAGCCGGCACCGTCAAGGCTTTCGAGATTGTCATCTCGGGCGTGGCGAAGCTCGGCTGCAACGTCACCAGCGAGTCCTGTTACGACGGGCCGCTGGACGCCGTTCTCGCTAGGAGGGCCTGTCCATGGCAGAAGCAACCGTCAAGCTCCCCAACACCGTAGAGAACCTCGCGGGCAAGGACAAGGCCCGGGACGCCCGCGTTCTGGCCTACGTCAAGCAGTCCGTGGCGGACATCCTGCGCGGGCGCAGCGTCATGGAAGCCAGGTGGTCCGTCATGGACGCCCTGTGGCGCGGGAGTCCGGTGAGCCGGTTCTACCCGACCGAGACCTCCACGATGATAAACGAGCCGTACAAGATGGTCTGCGCGGCGGCGGCCCGGGTGGTCCCCGCGGTTCTGCCCTCGGACGAGTGGTTCCGCCTGGTCCCGCAGGGGCCGGGCGCCATTGAGCCCAAGGGCGCCAAGGCGCTGATGAAGGAGCAGTTCAAGGACGGGAAGTTCTACCAGCAGTTCTACCGCCTGGTGCAGATGTGCGCCAAGTACGGTTTCTGCGTGGGGAAGATTCCGTGGGTGGTGGACCGCAAGACCGTCACGGTCAACCAGCCCAAGCGCGAGGCCCGGACCACCGCGGGCGGGCTGATTGACGGGGTGCGGACCCGTATCAAGCGCGAGACCAACGAACTCAACCACGACCGCACGGAACTGGTGCCCCTGTCCATCTTCGACTTCGTTTTCGACTGGCGTTACACCGACGTTCAGAAGGCCCCCGGGTGCGGGGACTACGGCAAGCAGACCCGCGAGGACGCCATGTACCTCATGGACATGGAACTCTCGGACGGGAGCAAGGTCTACCAGGGCATCACCCGGGAGGAACTCCTGCTGCTCGGTGCCAAGTCCTTGCCGCCGGTGCTGCCCGGGAAGGACCTTCAGCAGGCGACCACCGGCGCCAACGCCATCGTCGCCCGCCCCGAGAACGACCTCACCCGCCTGGAGTGGTGGGGGCTGATTGACCTGGGGCCCGGGGAGAAGGGCGACGGCAAGCGGGTGGAGGCCCACGTCACCCTGCTCAACGACGAGAAGCTCGTCCACCTGTCCAAGAACAACATGTGGCACGGCGCGCGGCCCTACCTGGCGACCCCGTGGGAGCCGGTGGAGAGCCAGGGCTACGGCATCGGGATGATAGAGCCCATCGTCCCGCTGACCCTGGACCTCAACGACAACCAGAACATGGTCAACGCGGCCGGGGCGCTCATCGCCAACCCGATGGTCAAGGCCGGGGACCGCTTCAACCTCTCGGACCAGCAGTTCGTGGTCACTCCCGGGCGGGTGCTGCGCGGGGAGGACATCACCCAGTTGCAGCCCTTCCACATCCCGGACAGCACCGCGGTCCTGCGCGCCAACCGGGCGGAGATTCGCCAGGACATCGAAGAGGTGCTCGGCCAGCCGCGTCTGGTCATGGGCGGGGAGACCGAGGGCGGCGGGACCGCTACGGAGTTCGCCGGCCGGCGGCGCGAGGCGAACATGCGCCTGCGTCCGGTCATCGAGGGGTTCTTCAACGACATCCTCACCCCGTTCCTGGACATGTGCCTATTCAACAACCAGCAGTTCCTCGACGAGAAGCGGGTGGTGCGCTACGAGCGCAGGGCCGGGCAGTTCTTCGCCTACGAGGTCACCCCGGAGCAACTCGCTTCCGTGGCCCGGGTGGAGGCGCTCATCCCGCCGCAGATTGAACTGCTCGGCGTCCGCGGCCAGATGATGCAGGGCTTCGTGGCGGCCATCGCGCAGCTTGGCCCACTGGCCATGCAGCCCCCGTACTCCGTGCTGCTCAAGAAGGCGTGGAAGGCGCAGTTCGGCCAGGACGACCTGGGCGACATCTGGCCCGAGGAGGGCAGCAAGTTGAAGGACACCCAGCGCGAGGAACTCATCGTGATGATACAGGGCGAGTTCATCGAGGTCCGGGAGGACGACAACCACCCGGCGCACATGGAGGAACTCCGCGACCTCATGGAGGGGCAGAACTTCGACAGGCTCTCCTCCCGCATCAAGGCCATCATCAACGCGCACTACGCCAACCACGAGATGCTGTTCCGGCAGATGGAGGAGCAGGCGCCCGCGGGGCCCGGCCCGGACGAAATGATGGGGGCGGCCATGGCCGGGGAGGGAGTAGAGGCGCCCGTCCCGCAGGCGCCCGGCTACGGACAGGAGAACGCCCCGATGGAGGGTCCCCTCCAGGGGCGGGTGCTCGCGAACGACCAGCGCATGACTCAACAGGGGGCGTAACATGGGACAGAACGTGATGGGCATCGACGTGGACTCCCTCAAGCCCGGGATGGCGGGGGTGAGCCGTCTCGGTCTCGCGGAGCGGGCCAAGTTGCAGATGGAACTCAAGGAGTGCGAACGGCTCATGCCTCACGCCTCCTCCGGGGACTTGATGCGCTGGCTCGGGGAGCAGCGGGCCAAGGCGGTCGAGTCGATGGTCTCCGCCCGAGACGACGAGACCCGGACCCAGACCCAGGCGTTTGTGCAGGCTTGGGACCGAGTTCGCAGGGAACTTGAGTCTGTCCCGAAGCGGTACGAGCAGGTTGCCGCCATGCTCCAGGCGCTGTAACCGTCAAGTAACGGTTTGACGGATGTGAAGATTTCGTAACATTGCCTCTTGACATGTGCCAAGTGGCGCGTTACGGTAAGTAGCGAAGGGGAGAAGATGAGTACGATTGACATCATCAAGGAGCGGCTGGCCAGGAGCCTCGGTTCCGAACCGCAGGCCCCCCAGGCGCCGCAACCCCCTCCGAACGCCTTGGCGGTGCCGGGAACGCCTCTCCCGGTGACCCCGGCGCCCGTCCCGGAAGCCGTCAAGACCGTCATCGACCCCGACATCCTCAAGGGTCTGGAGGCCGCCAGGGTCCAGGATGCCCAGCGCATCAAGGACCTGGAGGCGGAAATCGCCCGCGGCAACGCGGAGCGGGAGGCATTCGTCAAACAGCAGGTGGAAGCCGCGAAACTGCCGTCCATGGAGGAACTTGGACGGATGGACCAGGGAGAGGCTTTGCAGAAGGTCGTCCAGGCCATGACAGCCCGCCAGGACGCAGCCCTCCGCAGCCTCGCGACAGACCTCAACCAGCGACACGTCCAGCCGACGCAGCAGGCCCTCAAGGGTCTCCTGCTTCAGCAGAAGCGGGACATCGCCAGCGAGGTCTACGGGAAGGATGTCATGGAGAAGTACCGTTCGGCCTTCGATGAGAAGTCCGAGCAGTACCCCGACATCACCCCGTGCGAGGTTCTGCGGATGGTTGCGGACCCGGCGGACTTGAGCCAGGACGCAAGGCCCATGACCCCCTCCATCGCCCATTCCGCCGTGGCGGCCTCGATGGCCGCGGGCATGGCTACCCGTTCGGGTGCCCCCGCCGCACCTCCTTCCGCGCAAGGTTCGCCAACCACCCAGGCTTACCTGGAGGCGGCACACGCGCTCCGGAGCCAGGGAGACAGGTTCGGTTCGGACTCCGCCAGGCGGGAGGGCCTCAAGATGCGTTTGCAGTCCCAAGGGGCGCTCCCCTCGGGGTAGGAGGTTCCTCCGATGCCGTTCATGCAGAACTGCCTCATCAAGTCCACCTTCGACTGCCCGGACAACATCCGCGAAGACGTGCTGGACGTGATGGTCAACATCAGTCCCACCCGGACCCCGTTCTTCTCCACCTGGCGGAAGACCGTCGCCAAGGCGGTCCTCCATGAGTGGCAGGTGGACAGCCTCTCGCGCACCAGTGACCCGGACGCGCCCGTGGTCCCGTGCGCCCGCGAGTCCTCGGACTTCGACTTCGAGGAGTTGGACTGCCCGTGCCGCGTGGGCAACCAGATTCACATCCTCCGCCGTACCGGGGACGTGTCCTGGCTCCAGAGGTCCGTGGCGACCATCGGCTACTCGGACGAGTACGCCTACCAGGTGGACCGCCAGATGAAGAAGCTGGCCCTGGACACCGAGTTCGCGCTCATCCACTCCGTCCGGGGTGGGGTCCAGGTCGCCCCGCAGGACGAGGGCGTGTGCTCCAGCCCGAACGGCTGCCGCACCATGGACGGTGTGCTCCGCATCGCGGACTGGGACAACCAGGACTTCGACTGCCTGGACGACATGAAGGAAGGCACCGTCATCGGTGTGAGCGGGGAGTCCCCCTGCGCGCCGCTGACCCCGTACCTCCTGGACGACCTGCTCCAGGTGATGTACCACAAGGGCGCCGAGGTCAACTCGGTGTGGGTCAACACCACGGCCAAGCGCATCATCTCGGGGTGGTATCTCAACGGGATGCAGCGGGTGATGAACGCGGTGGAGCAGAAGATTCTGAACTCCATCGACTTCTACGAGGGCGACTTCGGGAAGGTGAGCATCGCCGTTCACCTGGACCTCCCGACCGACGTGCTGCTCGCGCTGGACGAGCAGTACATGGCCATCGCCTTCGCCTACCCGACCCGGGTGGTGAAGCTGGCCCAGGTGTCGAACTCGGACAAGTTCGGCATCGAACACGCGCTGACCCTTGAGGCGCGGGCCATGGCGGCCATCGGCGTCCTGCGGAACATCTGCGTGGACAACCTGTGCTACGAGGACCCCTGCGACGAGGGGCGTGGCGTGGCGCCCATCACGCCGCTGCCGCGGTAGCCGAAGCAGCTGACACGGAGGGGGGCCGGGGTCCAACGCCCCGGTCCCCCTTCACATAGGGGCGGTGCATGAGTTACATCGTCACCCACCAGCGCAGAGACGGGTCCGTGGAGCGCAAGCGGGTCCGCCTCGAAGACCCGTCCATGACCCCCGAACGAGCCGAGGCCATCATCGCCGCGGAGTGCCGGCGCAAGAAGAAGTCCCTGCGCGACAAGCGCGGGTGGAACCGCGACCGCACCGCCAAGCTCATCTGCTCCATCCCGAACGCCGTGGTCGAGGAAGTGTTCATCAACGACGGACCCGAAGCCTCCCGGGACATGAACCATCTCATCAAGCGGTCCAAGGAACTCGGGTTCGATGTGGAGATGCGCCGATGAAGGTCTACAACCAGCGGTTCACCCTGGCGGACGGGTTCACCCCGCTGCCCGGGCTGACCCAGTTTGCCGGGCAGGCGTTCGTGCAGGACAATTCGGTTCAGTTGTCCCCCGGCATCGCCCAACTGGTCTACCTGGCGTCCGACCAGATGGACAGCCGGGAGCACCTGGCCCGCGCCGGCTTCCGCCTCACCGCCGCCGTGGACACCGCCCGCTTCGGGCTGATGGTCCGCGCGGAGATTCTTGAGGCCGGTTCTCCGGACGTTATCGGGAAGTGCTATCTCGTCACCATCGACGGCGAGGGGACCATCGCCATCTACTCCATCCTGGCCTCGGACCCCGCCCCCGCCGCCCTGGCTACCTGCGCCGTCGCCAACTTCGACGTAAGCCAGGAGCACTTCCTCATCGTCAAGGTGCGGGACGCCGACAACGGGGCGGAGGTCCGCGTCTACCTGGACGACGAGATTTCCCCGGTCCTGTCGCACTTCGACCGGCGCTCCATGCGCCCGATGGGGTTCTACGTCGGGTTCGACATGGCCGACACCGCGGGCACGGAGACCGTGTTCTGCGACGAGTTCTTCGCCCACGTCCTCAAGTCCGCGGTCATCAAGATGCCGCAGCCCGTCCCGGAACTCAAGAACTTCGGGGACCTCCAGTACGAGACCGCCTACCGGCTGGACCGTGCCGGCAACAGCCAGTTCAGCCCGGAGAAGATTGCCAGCTACCTCAACTACGTCCAGAACGATGTCTACAACGCGAACCACCCGTGGACCTGGTGCGAGCGGCTCTACCACTTCACCACCCGCGACGGGATTCGCTGCTACGAACTGCCGCCCTGGATTGGCTGGCCGCAGCATCTCACCGACAAGACCAACGCCCGGATGCTCGACAAGGCCGGCTGGCACGAAGTCCGGATGGAGGACCCGGGAGATAACGCGGGGGCAGGATGGCCTTTCCGTTACTCCGTCGCGGGGTGGGGAGACTTCGGCCAGCCGGTCATCGCCCTGGACCCCATCCCCTCGGCCGAGTGCTACATCGAAATGCCGGTGTACGCCAAGCCGATTCCGATGGTCGAGGACACCGACCTCCCGCTCATCCCCCCGGAGTACCTGGAGGTGCTCATCTACGGGGCCATCATGCGCGGGGCGGAGTTCTCGGACGCCAAGGCCATCTGGCAGGTGTCCAGCGCGCAGTACGCCCGCATCCTGGCGCTCATGCGCCGGCAGGACATCGCCAAGCGCGACGAAAACCAGTACCTCCGCCTCAAGAACATCAACGAGGTCAAGCGCCGGCAGGGTGCGGGCGCCAGCGCGCTAAGGGCCTCCAGCCTTGGGTGGTGAGCTTCTTGAGCGACTGACCCGCGCCGGGTTGGACCTCGGCGTGAGCCCCACTCGGACCCGTCCGGGCGGGGCGCGAATCGCGCAGAACTGCTGGATTCCCCGCAACGGAGCCATCCAGCGCCGGCCGGGCTATCGCAGATGGATGGAACTCGGCTTGGGCGCCCCGGTGCGGATGCTGGTCCAACTCGGGAACAAGGTCCTGCTTGTGGCGGGCATCGTGGACGAAGAGGGCAATGAGTCTTGCTGAGCGCCGCCATCCCGACTGGTTTGGGCTGAACACCCGCCCGGACTCGGTTGGCCTGTTCGCGCGCATCGCGCAGAACTGCATGGTCGATGTGCCGGGCCAGTTGGACCGCCGGCCGGGCTACCGCCGCCTCAACCAGATGCAGTACGACGGCCCGGTGTGGGCCATCATCGACATCCAGCGCATCTGCGACTTCGCCAAGATTCTCGTCTGCTCGCATCTGGTGTGGGAGCACGAAGAGGAGTACGGGGAGGAGGGCGACGGGACACACGGTGGGCATGGGGGTGGCAGTCGCTTCATTGACCCGGCCATCCCCGACCTGCCGCCCGTCGCCATCCCCCTGGCGGTCCCGGTCGCGGGAGTGGCCCCGCTGGCCGTTCAGTTCAACGGCGCAGCCAGCTTCGACCCCGAGGGCTTCCCTCTCGTCTACCTGTGGAACTTCGGGGACGGCAACTTCTCCAACTTGATGAACCCCCTGCACATCTACGCCATCGCCGGCCCCTACAACGTGACGCTGACCGTCACCGACGCAGCCGGGCAGTCGGATGTCTCGCCGCCCGTCGCCATCAACGTCGCTCCGGCCATCACCTACGGGACCTGGGGCGGCGTGGCGCTCGGGACCGCCTGGAAGGTTGGTCCGTAGATGCCTTGGGTGACACTCCCCGTCGCTCCGGATGCGCTCATCCTGGCCGCGCACTTCGACGAGGTGCGCCTCGCCATCAACGAACGCTACAACGCGGCCGGGCTGGCGAACCCCGCGCTGGTAGACGTGGCGACGAACGGGGACCAGCCTCTAGCCATCCTCGCCAGTTACCGCACGGCCATCGACACCATCATCCCGTACTACGCCAACCCTGCGTTGAGCTACAACGCCTACACCAAGGCGGCCTGCCTCACCGCGGCCATCGGCGCGGCCAACTGGATTGCGGCCCCGGACGCCACGATGTACGTCGGGCAGATTAACGACATGCGCACCGTGCTCAACCTGCTGCGATGGGTTCGGAAGGTTCCGGCCGTGGTGGGGCAGCAGTACAGGAACCCGTTCAGTTGCGGCCTATTCGACACCTGGGACAACTGCTGGACGCAGGCCAAGGCCGATTTCGGCGGAGGCGCGTGGCAGGCGTACCCTCCGGGCGGCTGGTATCCGGACCAGTTCTATTGCCCGGGGGCCACTTTCCTTGGCCGCGAACCGCAGCTTTTCGGCGGATTTCCACGGGGACACGACTGGGACGTGCAGCGGTACAGCGACCTCTCGTTCTCCGTCGCAAACTTCCCGGTACTCGCTACCAAGGTCAAGTTGACAACCGGCGGAGACTTCGTTCGGCTGCGCCTCTACCCCGCCGCCAACTTCGCGGGAGTCCCGGTTCCGGTGAACGTCGCCGGGGACCTCACGGTTGACGTGGCCCCGGTAACTCCCAATACGGTCAACCACATGAGTTCCGACATCGACACGACCATCCTCGACGACTTCCGCCCGGCAGATGCCGATGGTTCCGCCAAGTCCAGCATTTGCGGGGGGATTTCGGCGGTGGTCATCCACCACACGTTCAGCTACCAGTGAGGACTGACAAATGCCGGTGATAGGCGCGCTTTTCTTCCAGAACCTCCCGGTAAACCACGCCGAGATTCGCGGTCGCTCTGTGGTCACTAATGGTCTGGAGGAAGTGCGCAAGTACAACCCGGCGACCGGGGCGTGGCTGCCCTGCGTCCTGCGCCCCTTCCGGCAGAACGTGACGCTCGCCGCGGGCGGCGCCGGGGCGCTGAACGGCGACTACGTTTACCGCATCGTCCCGTACAACATCAACGAGGACGAGGAGGGCGAGGCGTTCCCGCACGACGAGGACGTTCCCGCCTTCGCCATCTCGGTCGTCAACCAGTCGGTGAACATCAACCTGGCCGCGCTGGTTGCCGACAGCCCGGAGACCACGCACGTCCGCATCTACCGGACGACCGCCGCCGGGGTGTGGCCGGTCATGGCGCTGGTCGCGGAGGTCGCCCTGCCGGCCGGGGTCTACAACGACAACTTCGATGACAACGACCTGGACTTCGAGAACGAGGGCCTGGACGTGTTCACGCACGTTCCGGTCCCGAAGCCGTTCATCATCCAGCACCGCGAGCGCCTGTTCATGTGGGGAGACGTTCCCTACGACTCGGGGCAGGCCGGGGTCACGAACGGCAGCACCCAGGTCTCTCCCGAGGCGGGGGCCATCTTCGGCTTCCATCTCATCACCAAGGAGTTCCACGCGCAGGGCGATGGCAAGTCGTACATCATCAACGGGTACGACCCGACCACCGGGAACCTCATCCTCGCGGAGAACTACCTGGGGGTCACGCGGACCACGGACTACCGCATCTGCGGGGACCCGGACGCGCTCATCTGGACCGAGGAGAACAACGAGCACCAGTGGGCGCCCGCCAACACGCGCCCGATTGGCGGCAAGGAGGGGTCCAAGCCCACCGGCCTGTTCTCCAGTCGGTCCGCGCTCATCTGCCCGAAGGACGACCGCATCTACGAGTTGTACTACACCACCCGCCCGAACTTCCCGCCCGCGGGCGACAGCCGGGTGGGCCTCTTGACCGAGCAGTTCGGGGGCCTCGCGCACCGCGTCTGGAAGAACATCAAGGGCGCGGCCATCGGCGCCTGCAAGCACGGCATCCTCCAGGCCGGCGGCGGACTGGTATCCGGGGACGCCCAGGACTGGTTCGAGGCGAACCTGGCCCTCGACGGCAACGGCACCCAGCAGACCTGCTTCGCGGTGGACTGGGTGCAGCGCAACCAGTACCTCCTGTTCTTCAAATCCACCGAGGCGGTCATGGGCTGCGACAAGGCCCTGGTGTGGCACTACGACTCGGGGAAACTGACCTGGTACAAGTTCCTCACCGAGTTCCTGTGCGGGGAGATAGTCAAGGACACTGACGGCACGGACTTCATCGCCCTCGGTGACGTGAACGGCTACGTTTGGCAGTTCCCCTACGGCGACACGGACGGCGGGTACGCGGGCGCAACCCTCTCGGGGGCCGTCACCTCCTACATGGCGGGCATCGCCTCCCCGGGCGTTTGCGCACTGGTTGACGACGACGCGCACTTCCCGGTCGGGGGCCTCGGGCTGGCCGGGGTGCCCGTCTACATCTACGAGGGCGCGGGCGCGGGCCAGTGGGCCATCATCATCTCCAACACCGCCACGACCCTGCTGGTCCAGTGCTTCGGGGTGGACCTCGACACCACCAGCCGGTACTACATCGGGCCGATTGAGTTCTGGTACAAGACCGGGTGGATGGACCTCGCGACCATCGCCAGGGTCAAGTACGCGGAGTCCCTGTTCCTGGTGCATGACGTGGACGCCTCGGACGTGGAGCTTCGCCCCTACATCAACTTCGAGGCCACGCCGAAGGACCTGGTTGACGAGCGGACCAACGAGGACTTCGGCCTCATTGACCTGTCCGTGACGACCGGCGAGCAGAAGATTCCGCTGGGAGGGTTGCAGTTCAAGCACCTGGCGCTGGAGTGGTACTCCTTTAAGCCAAACAATCCCATCAGCCTCTTTGACATGGCGCTGATGGCTAGACCCCAGGACCCGAGTTAGTGGATATCCAGCGCAGCACCTACTGCGTCGAAGCGATGGCCCGCGCCATGGTGGGCGAGCCGGTGCTGTTCGGCTCGGTGGACTGCTCCATACGCCTCTACAACCCCAACACGGGCAACTGCGAGAGCTACGACGAACTGATAGCCAATCTTCCTACCGGACCGGCTGGAGTTACTGGGCCAACCGGCCCAGCAGGCCCGACTGGACCCACGGGTCCGAGCGGTTCTGACGGGGCAACAGGCCCAACTGGACCGGCAGGTCCAACCGGACCTACTGGCCCGAGTGGCTCGGCTGGAACACCGGGAGCGACCGGACCTACAGGCCCTGCTGGTCCCACAGGTCCAACAGGTCCGTCGGGCGCTGGTGGAACTCCCGGGGCCACCGGGCCGACCGGTCCCGCAGGCCCTACGGGGCCGACGGGTCCATCGGGTTCCGCCGGCACTCCAGGCGGTACGGGTCCCACAGGGCCTGCTGGCCCAACCGGCCCGACCGGTCCGAGCGGGGCTGGCGGAACCCCGGGAGCGACGGGTCCAACCGGACCCACTGGACCTACTGGTCCGGTCGGTGGTTTGTTCCTACGGTACAAGTGGAGCACAGACACCGACACCACCCCGGCGCATGGTTATTTGCAGGTGGACAATGCCGACCCGGATGCTGCGGAGTATCTGTATCTCAGCCATCTTGACGCGCTGGGCAACGACGCACTTGGTTTCCTAAATCAGTCCGGGAAGTTTGGGCGGCTCATCGTCTTTGAACTCGCTGACCCGACCAACTTTCTCACATACGCCTTTGATGGTTCTGCGGGGACAGTTGGCGGTGACCGAAAATTCACGGTTTATGGTTCGGGCGGCCCCCACGGTTTCACTAACGGCATGGACGTTGGGTTTATGTTCGTTAATGATGGCGAGGATGGTGCGACTGGCCCCACAGGTCCCACGGGTCCAAGCGGGTCTGACGGGGCAACTGGCCCCACTGGCCCGGCTGGCCCCACTGGACCTACCGGACCGAGCGGCTCCAATGGAGCGCCGGGAGCAACAGGGCCAACGGGTCCGGCGGGTCCCACCGGTCCGACCGGCCCGTCGGGTGCTGGTGGTGCCCCGGGCGCAACAGGGCCAACGGGACCGACTGGACCTGCCGGTCCGACCGGCCCAACTGGCCCGAGCGGTTCAGATGGTGCCACCGGGCCGACAGGGCCGGAAGGTCCGACAGGGCCTGCGGGAGATACCGGCCCCGCCGGTTCCGGCGGCGCGATCAGCAAGACCATCACCCAGGCGGGGCACGGCTTCGCAGCACAGGATTGCGTCTACCTCAACGGAGCGACCTGGGCCAAGGCCAAGGCCGATGCGGTAGCTACTGCTGAATCAGTCGGTATCGTCCAATCCGTCAACGGCAACGACTTCGTGGTGGTCTTCAAGGGCTACATCACCGGCTTGAGTGGGCTGTCCGCCGGCACGGTCTACTTCCTCAGCGCCGGGACTGCCGGGGCCTTGACTGCTACTCCACCCAGCGCAGCGGGCCAGTACGTCAAGCCCATGCTGGTGGCGCTCTCGGCCAGCACCGGGCTGGTGATGTGCTACCGGGGCAACGCGATTTCGGTCATTTCGCTGAACGCTTATTTGAAATATAGCCATACAGAGGCGAACAATACCGCGGGAGCTTCTTATGCTTCGGGGGATTGGCGGACAGTAACGCTTAACACGGAGGACAACGACGCTGGTGGTTATGGGTCTTTGGCCGCCAATGCAATCACCCTTGCAGCCGGAACCTACCGGCTGTATGGCTGTACTGGTGTTTACCGCACCGGTTCAACCCACCCCAAACTGCGTTTTAGAAATACTTCGGACGGCGCAACTGTCGTAGTGGGGTTGACCGTGAACGGACCGACTTCAGATAGTTGCACATCAAACTTTGAGGTTCTTGGAGAGTTTACCATCGCCGCACAGAAGACCTTTGAGTTGCAGATAAAGGTAACCGCTAGCACGACTTCGTTCCCAGCCAACAACGCGGGTGAGAATGAGGTTTATGCCTACGTTGAATTAATCAAGGTGGCATAGCTATGGCTAACAGCGCCTTCGACATCTACGGCGAACAAGGCCCGCAAGGCCCAACCGGCCCGACTGGTCCAACCGGCCCCAGCGGCCCCGCCGCGGCTGATATTCAAATCTTCACCACGCCGGGCGCGTTCAATTGGGACAACCCCGTGG